GAGCAGTTGTAGATATAAAAGATGGTAAAATTTCTCCTTGGCTTATATTGAATTGTAAAACTGGAAAAGAAATGATGAAAAGATTTAACGATGAACAATTACAAATGGTATATGCTATAATGGATCCCAGTCATTGGACATTAAGATTTAAAAGACTACCCGCAGATATTGAAATGGTTAAAGAAGTAATCAAGGAGGCAAATTTATAATGTTCGATATTGATATAGACTTTGCTGATAGAAATGTGTTGTTAGAAAAACTTAAACACAGAATAGCAAAATTAGACACAGAAAAAAAACATAACACAGGTGTTTACTTCACAGAAATTCCACACGACCCAGCAACAAATATGGCAACAATAGATTACGAAACTGCTGAAGAAAGAAACTATTTTAAAATAGATTGTCTCAACGTAAGCATATACAAAGATGTAAAGGATGAGGATCATTTGAATCAATTGATGAATAAGGAACCTGTATGGGAATTGTTAGAAGCAAAAGAATTCAGCGATCAGGTATTTCATTTGAACGGTCATAATGAAATATTGAAAAGATTAAAACCGAAAAATATAGAACAACTGGCGGCTGTATTAGCAATCATCAGACCAAGCAAAAGATATCTACTAAACAAAGATTGGGATTCTATTATGAAGGAAGTATGGGTCAAGCCCACTGATGGATATTATTTTAAAAAATCACACGCAACGTCATATGCTGTGGCAGTTGTGATACACATGAATTTAATCTGCGAACAATTACAAAACAATGACAAGTAAAATAAGAAGAAGTTTAGTTAAAACATTAACCTGGAGAATAGTTGCTACTACCGATACATTTATAATTGCTTGGTTGATAACAGGAGAATGGACATGGGCCAGTGCTATTGCTGGAGTCGAAGTTTTAACAAAAATGTTTTTGTATTATGGTCATGAGAGAGTGTGGAATAAAATTGCTTGGGCTAAAGAATACAAAGAACCACACACTACTATATTCCCTTATAAAGAAGATAAACGTTGGTAATTATTTAGGTTTTCTAACCAGTTGAACCGACTTCCTTTTGCTACGCTTCATAGCAAGATTGCCGAGACTGGTGACTGGACCAATCTTCACTTTCACATCTTTTGTATTCATCATCATTAAAACACTACGGAATTTTTGTAATTCTTTACGTAAAAAGATGCCAATTGGTACCATTCTATTGGATTCCCACCACCATGTTTTACATAATTCTATGAAAGTTTCTCTCGAATTGGTGTGAATTTCTTCATATATGTACATGGACGTAATGGAGTTATCTTGATTATTGATTACCCCTACATACTCTTGTCCGCCATATTCGACGACTGATATAAACGGAAAGTTCTTTTCTATGTCGTCTAACAGCATTTTATTTCAAATAAATACATTTAAATTATTAAAGATTATGCAACTTGTGCCAAAATATTTATTAAATAACAGTGTGAGCCTGACGGCAAATCTGGCTGGACAAATAACGGAGTATAGAGCAGTGTATCAAAGAAATATCAACGTCGCTAGAGGTATAGACAATACTATTCAATTCAATGTGCTGAATGCTGATCAGAAACCAGTATCTATTCTGAACACATACACACCTAAGTTTCAACTGTATGACGAAAATAATCGCTTGATTGTTGAAAGAGATGGCACTATAATTGAAACAGGAACTCCAAGCAAGGTTGGACATTTTACTATAACCATAGCAGAAAGCGACTTGCTAAACATCAAATCTCAATATTTACACTACACTGTGTATCTTCAAAATGATTCTACTAACGCAAAAACTATTCTACACAGTGGAACTAATTTTGAAAACAAAGGCACAATTTTTGTGAGTTCGGAAGAATTTCCTGGACCACTTGACTCGTATTCAGTGACTACATTTACTGAAACTAATCCTGCATCAGGCATTTTTATTTCAGAAACAGTTACGGCTCAACCTGCTATAAATGGAAACTCAGCACTACATACTGTAACATATTATTTGAATCAAGCAGTTGGCACTATTGTTGTTCAAGGTACTTTAGATAACCAACCAAACTCCAATACATTTTGGTCTGACATAAACACGTTCACAGCCGCAAGTTTAGACACAATCAAATATATTAATTTCAATGGAGTGTTCAATCACTTAAGATTCAAACACACATTAAGTTCTGGTAGCATTACCAAAATATTAGTTCGAAACTAATTGACTTTTCCAAAAAATTAACTTATAATAAGAGCATGAATATTGTGCTTGATACTTTACAAACTTATCTTCCAGCAAAACGAAAACAAACACCAAGTGGATGGGTGGCTTTCAATGCTCCTTGTTGTGAGCATAACGGTACTACACCAGACACTAGACAAAGGGGCGGACTGATTGCTAATGCCAGTGACGGTGTAAGTTTTCATTGTTTCAACTGTGGATTCAAAACCAGTTGGCGTATTGGTAGAAATTTGTCTTACAAAATGAAAAAGTTTATGCGTTGGCTTAATATGCCCGACGACATCATAACAAAATTAGCACTGCAGGTTTTACAACAAAAAACAGATACATCTGGATTTAAAGCAATAACACAACTTCCGAAATTTGAAATAAAAGAATTACCAGCAAAAGCCAAGCCCATATATGATTGGGCAGATTACAAAGCACTAGAACCAAGTGGAGTAGATAAAGATTTATTTTCAGTGATAGAATACATTGCAGAGAGAAAACTAACACTAGATGATTATGATTTTTACTGGAGTCCTGAACCTGGTTTCAAAGACAGATTAATTATACCTTTCACATATCAATCTAAGATTGTAGGATACACAGCAAGAAAAGTTGTAGAAAGCAAAGTAAAATATCTATCCGAACAACAACCTGGTTATGTGTTCAACACAGATGCTCAGGATGATGATAGAAAATACATTGTGGCTGTGGAAGGTCCAATTGATGCTATTGCTATTGATGGTGTAGCACTGCTAGGCAGTGAAGTAAAAGAGCAACAATCAACACTGATAAACAGTCTGGGCAAACACGTCATAGTTGTTCCAGACAGAGATGAAGCAGGTCAAAAGTTAGTTTGGGACAGTCTTGAAACAGGTTGGAGTGTGAGTATGCCTGACTGGAGTCACGAAATAAAAGACGTTAATGATGCTGTGCGTAAATATGGTAGATTGCATACTTTGTACACAATTATAAAAAACGCAGAAGATTCACAACTTAAAATAAAACTGAGGATGAAAAAATGGTTTACTTAAAAAAAGCGATATCATTTTTGTTTTCTCCTATCACGAAACTTGTGTCATACATCAAGTACAAAAAGAAGATAAGAGAATTACAAAAAAGAGATCCATTCATTTACAAATAGGAAATAGATGATAGTTTGGGGAATAACAGGAAATAATCACGATGCCAGTCTGGCTGTGATGGAATATCATGTAAAAGGTTTAACAGACAGATATGGATTGTATGTTCATTGGGCTGGTAAGAGTTCAGACTTCAGTGGCATACCTGGTGATCCTAACCTGTGTCCAGAAATGTTAGCACACGTGAGATCAAATCCTAGATGGGCTCACCCGGCAAAAATAATTTGGTATGAAAAACCTTTTAAGAAGAGTATGCGTCAACTGTTGGCAGGACAAGGATTAAAATTTAAAGAAAATGACGTGAAGAAATTTTTACAGCGTCAAGGTATCCATGTTCCTGTTGAATATATAGATCATCATATGAGCCATGCGGCATATGGTTATTACACATCTCCATACAACAACGCGGCAGTTGTTGTGCTAGATTCAATTGGTGAGTTTGAAACATACACAATTTGGCACGGACAAGGAGATCAATTAGAAAAGAAATACACACAAAGATACCCACACAGTATTGGTTTATTTTATTCAGCCATGACTCAACGATGTGGATTCAAAGCCAATGCAGAAGAGTACAAACTGGAACAATTGGCACAAAAAGGCAACTGGCGAAAATATCATAGAATCATGATGGAAGAAATTATCAAAACCAGAATGCCTTTCAAGACAAGAGTTAATCTACACCGAGGATGTAATTGGTGGAGACCAGAATTAAATTCGGAACAGGATACAGCAGATTTGGCGGCAACCACACAACACATTTTTGAACAAGTGTTGATGTGTGCCAGTTCGTGGATTCAAATGAATATTCCTACTAATAACATTGTTTTGGTAGGAGGTTGTGCATTGAACAAGACTGCTAGAATCAAACTGGCATCGGTTTGGGATGACATATGGGTTCCAAAAAATCCTGGCGATCCTGGTTCATGCATAGGTGCTGTGTGTGCCAAATACAACAAGCACATTGACAATTCAGACAAAATGTGGTATAATAAGGACAATGGTTAAACAGAACAAAGACTATGGATATGAGATACAAAAACTGTATCTCGAAATGATGCTGAGTGACGCAGAAACATTTGTGCGTTGCCAATCTATATTTGATTATTCTTTATTTGATAGAAAGTTACAAGACACAGCAGACTTTGTGAACAAGTATGTGTCACAATACAATTCATTGCCAACATATGACATTGTGAACAAGAGTTGTAATGTTGATTTGAAGCCAACAGAAAATCTAACTGAAGAACATTTTACTTGGTTGCTTGATGATTTTGAAACATTTGTTAGACACAAAAGTTTAGAAAGAGCAATTTTAAAATCAGCAGATATGTTGGAAAAAGGTGAATATGGTCCAGTTGAAGAATTGGTCAAGAAGGCAGTACAGATTGGATTACACAAAGATATAGGTACAGATTATTTCGATGATCCAAAAGCAAGACTTATGGGACTAAAAAATTCTAATGGACAGGTCAGCACAGGCTGGGCAACACTAGATAAGAAATTATTTGGTGGATTTAACAAAGGTGAATTGAATATATTTGCAGGTGGTTCTGGAGCAGGTAAATCGTTGTTCTTGGCAAACTTAGGTTGCAATTGGGTATTGAATGGATTGAATGTGGCGTATATTACTTTTGAATTGAGTGAAGCACTAGTGAGTATGAGATTGGATTCAATGTTAACTGATATTCCAGCAAGAGAAATTTTTAAAGATTTAGATGGTGTTGAAATGAAAGTTAAACTGTTAGGCAAAAAAGCAGGTAGATTTCAAATCAAATACATGGCAAGTGGTAAAAATGCAAACGACTTAAGAAGTTACATCAAAGAATATGAAATTAAAACAGGTAAAAAATTAGATGTAATACTGGTAGACTATTTGGATCTTATGATGCCAATCAGTAGAAAAGTTTCTCCAAGTGATTTATTTGTGAAGGACAAATTTGTTTCAGAAGAATTAAGAAATTTATCAATGGAATTGAATGTAATCTTTGTTACAGCATCGCAGTTGAATAGAGGAGCAGTAGAAGAAATTGAGTTTGATCATTCGCATATATCTGGAGGTTTAAGTAAAATACAAACTGCTGACAACGTGTTTGGTATATTCACATCAAGAGCAATGAGAGAAAGAGGCAGATATCAAATACAGTTAATGAAAACAAGATCATCCAGTGGTGTTGGTCAAAAGATTGATTTAGAATTTGATGTGGACAGTTTAAGAATAAGAGATCTAGCAGAAGACTCAGACAGTCAAGATTATAAAGGGTCAAGCACAATTTATAATTCATTAAAAAAGACATCTACAGTTA